CTTTGTCCACAAATACGCTGGTCCGCAAACTGGTGGCGAGGATTCGGCTCTTTCGGGCAACGGCGATGCTACACAACCCATTTACGACACTCTGGATCCACTAAACATCCAAGACTTGCTGTTGCTGGAAAACCGCGATAGAATTTATGATCAAGACGTTTACATCATGCGCGGCGTGTACACTCACCAAGACGTGGATTTTGATCTAACGCAATTTGGCCTGTTCTTGAACAACGACACCTTGTTTATCACGTTCCACTACAATGACATGATTGACACATTTGGGCGCAAACTCATGAACGGTGATGTGCTGGAAGTACCCAACTTAAAAGACTACCATCCGTTGAATCAAGCCATTCCACAACCACTACCTAGGTATTATGTGGTACAGGATGCTGACTATGCCACAGAAGGCATGAGCCAAACTTGGATGCCACACACCTGGCGTGTGAAAGCCACGCCCATGACCAACAATCAAGAGTTTAAAGACATACTCAAGAAGCCTGTGGTCAGCGAAAATATCTGGGACAACGGCAATTTCTATCCCACTGGCTGGGTCACAAACTATGGTGACGTGTATTATCAAGCCTTGAAAAATGTTCCAGCTGGAATTGAAATTACCAACACCGAATACTGGGCAATCTATACCCCTGCCACCCAAAGTGAGGTGTTTAGTGCTCGAACCAAAGACAACCAAATCAACGATGCCATACTCACACAGGCCGACGTTGAAGTTCCGTTGAGCGGGTACGATACTCAACAATTTTATGTGATGCCTACACTGGCCGATGGTAGTCCTGCTAACCCTGCTACACTGACCACAGGCGATAATACCACTGTGGACGGTACACAAGGCGGAATGAGTGTTACCCCAAGTGGCCCCGGTTATACCAAGGGTTACTTGACTGGGGATACTGTGCCCAATGGTGCTCCAGTCACTACTGGCGTTGCTTTTCCATTGAACCCCGTGGATGGAGATTACTGCTTGCGATTAGATTATTTCCCAAATAGACTATTTAGATACAATTCAACTGTGCGACGTTGGGCCAAGATTGAAGATGGTGTACGTACAAATCTCAACAACGGACCCGCCAATAATACTTTACGCTCCGGCTTTGTGAACAATACATACACAACACGTACAACAGACATGGGCAATATTCCAAGTCGTCAGAGTCTCAGTGAAGCTCTTAAACCACGTGCGGACAACGGTGACCAAGGCGGTAATTTACCTCCAAACCCACCACCCAATACACAACCTGGACAACCATCGAGTTAACAATGCAACAATTTTTTTACGATGAGCAGCTACGCCGATTCCTGTTACAATTTACTAGAATTGTCAGCAACTTTCAAATTGAACGTCACTCAATGCCAGCAAGTCCACTAATGACTTTCTATATTTCAAGTCTAGACTATGATCGACCGCGCATGCAGGAGCCTTACCATGTGAGCAAGGTAAACTTGCGTCAACGTACCTATGACAGTGCCACTGACTCCTTTGAACCCACACAAGGCAATGCTTTTACTATTGAACGACTGATGCCTGTGCCTTACAAAATGGGCATTACCCTAGATATTTGGACATCAAACACCAATCAAAAAATGCAGTTGTTAGAGCAGATGTTGACCTTGTTCAATCCCAGCTTAGAAGTACAAAGCACTGACAACTTTATTGATTGGACCAGTTTGACTGTAGTGGAACTTGAATCGGTCACATGGACTTCTCGCACAGTTCCCATTGGGACCGACAACCCCATAGACATGGCCACAATCAAATTTAGCATACCAATTTGGCTCAGCTCACCAATCAAGGTCAAGAAGCTGGGCGTGGTAGAACGTGTGATTGCATCCATGTATGACGCACAAGGTGATCTAAACAATGCTGTTATCAACAACGATTTGCTCCTAGGCACAAGACAAATTATCACTCCTTACAACTGGGCTGTGGTTCTTATTGGAAACAAACTTCAATGTTTACAACAACGTAGTATTGTTGAAGAACCAGGAAATGACACGCTGACTCCTACTGAGATTGTACCTGATAGCAACTTGCTATGGACCACTGTGATTGGTACCTATGGAGTTCTCAGACCTGGTATCAGTCAAGTTAGACTGGTGCAGGCTGATGAGTCAGAGGTCATTGGCACTATTGTGCTAGACCCCAACGATGATCGTTTTGTGCTGTTTGATGTAGACACAGATACTGCACCACAAAACACACTTGATCCTATTGATGCTGTGATCAATCCGCTAGCCAGTGGACCGCAAGATGGATTAGACTCATCCATGGAAGGACAACGATATCTATTAACTGAGGCAGTTGGCAGTGAAGACAATCTTGCACCAGCAGTGGCCTGGCAAGGTGCTAATGGTCGACCGCTTATTGCCAATGCCAACGACATCATTGAATACACCGGCAACTATTGGCGAGTGGTTTTTAGAGCCGAAGGACAGGCCGCTGGCCAGTATGTTACAAACATAACTACTGGTATACAATACGAATGGAACGGTGACGCATGGGTGAAAAGTTATCAGGGCGTGTACCCAGGGGGAACATGGAGTCTAGTGCTTTAAAAGCAGTTGGTGTTTGGTTTCGTAGTTTAGATACTGGAAGATACCTGTATCTCCTGCGCAACGATGTCAAGCATCCTGGTGCTTGGGGACTTCCTGGCGGCAAAATTGAAACAGGCGAAACATTACTAGGCGGCATGGAGCGCGAATGTATTGAAGAACTGGGCTTCTTTCCCACGTACTTGCGTCTTATCCCATTAGAAAAATTCACAAGTGCTGACTCTGCATTTGAATATCACACATGGGTGTGTGTGGTTGCCACAGAATTCACTCCACGACTCAACTACGAACATCTAGGCTACGCTTGGATAGACAAGGGTGCATGGCCTAGACCTATGCACCCTGGTTTATGGAACACTGTAAATCTCGAAGCTGTACAAAGCAAAATCCTGCTGGTTGAGCAGGATCTTGCAAGTCTTTAAGCCTGACTTTCTTGGAACTGTAACTGAATCTCTCCTGTTGGAGTTGTGGTTGTTGATAGCGCAGTGATCTGAACTGCCAGCACCTCTGGACCGTTTGGATAAGTTCCTGTTCCGGGAACAGAGCTTGTGCCAATCTGTTTAACTGATCCTAGATCCAACACACCCGAATTGGTTGTAGAAATTGGAATAGCAAACAAACGTTCACCGCCAGTCATTTCACTGGTGATAGCTGTAACAGTCATTGTCAAATCGTTAGCAGTGGTTGCGCCACCTATGGTGTTACCAAGAATCTTGATAGTATCGCCCACTGCATACCCGTCACCAGCTGTTTGCACAGTGATCTGCGTGGTGGTGGTAGAGTATGCTGTACCTGCTGCTGTGAGTTGAACAGTGATTTTGGCATTTGCGCCCGAACTTGAAACGTTTGTAGGTGTTAGGTTGGCAAAAGTTCTCTGGCTACTGAATGTTACTTTAACACCTGAACGTGTTAGACCACCTGTGGTGTTGAACGGAGCACCTGTTAGGCCACCTGTGGCTTCTGATGTGTAACGTGGTGAAGTTGAGAACTGTGAAAAACTAGGCTGGAATCCGCCGCCCAAATTGTTGAGTCCTTGCCAGCTGGTGTTGGCAGAATCAATGTTGTTGGGATTTAGAATACCTTCAATCAAGTAGCGTCCTGCTGTTACCTGCACATTCAAATTACTCAATGTCAACTGAGCGCGGTTAATAAGTTCACGCACACCCAAATCACCAATAATACCGTTAGATACTGATGGAGCCAAGCGCATGACAAATGCCACTTCGTCGTTGTCAAATCCGCCGTCCATAACTACTGCACTACCCCAGTGGTTAACTAGTGGTATGCAAGTGTTGGAGATCAAAATAACACCTGTGTTGTCAGCATGGCTAGTTGGAGAGCTAGATGTATAGCTTCGGCTTTGTCCTTCTGCCCATTGCACAAATGTTGCACCGCGTGTGCAACCTGTTAGGTCGTTGCCACTCTTGCCAGAATATTTGATGATTTCACTTTCAATCATGACAAATACAGGATAGGTCACACTGGCCGGCGGGTAATCGGTTGCATCTCTCAAGGTAATTGTAGTTTGACTGTTGTCAATAGCACCGCTGAGGCCAGTCACTGGAGTTTCGTTGATGGCTTCATAACGTGCTGGCAAGTTACCCGACCGCATGTAGGCTTCGTTGTTCAAGTTGTTGTTGGGTCTACGGTGTGCCATAATAAACTTACCGTCTTGACCACGAATCATCCACTGTACATAACCAGCACCGTACCATGAGTATTCAATACCATACATCTGCATCTTGCTTGCATCTAGTGTAAAGCCTGATGCGCCTGTACCATCCACGGGATCAATATTGAAGTCTGCTTGACGCACACGCAGTTCGTTACGCAGGGCTGTTCTCACACGATTTTGGTTAGTAACGCCACGGAAGGCAGGTACCACTGTCATGCGGTTGTTGTCAATAATACTGGTAACAGTATGACTCATACCTTTGATTACCAACAAGTCACCGTTGTTGAGTTGGTCTTGGAAACGGCAGTTGCCGTCACCTGTCACAAGGTTTGATCCTGCACCAACTGACACTAGACCAGCAACTTGGAATGTGCTTGAACGTTGCACAGCATTCACTGTGATACCGTTATTCTCCCAGAACAAACCGTTTTGATCATCAAAAATACCAGCACGGATACTTGCACCGTGCCAACTGGTAACATTCAATCGAGGTTGTTGTCCCAGTACCGGTGTTGTGCTTCCCAGTAGCGCCTGGGCTTGTACTGTGAAACTGGTGTCTGACAGGATTGAAGTTACAACATAATTAGATTGGTCGTAACCTGATGTTGTAACTCCTGTAATGGTTACTGAAGCGCCAGGATTCAAGCCATTTTCAACGTCTGTGGTCACAGTGATATTGCTTGAAATTGCAGTGCCATCTGCACTGACCGCAGTGATGTCAAAGGTTGGGGCCATCACTGTACCAGTGGAGAACAAAATGCCCTTACCAGATTGATAGCGGAAATATTTCTTTGTAACACGAATTGCACTTGCACCACGAGTTGGAGTGCCTGGACCCATTAACACACCACCATCAAATGGTCGTGGTATAAATGCCGCATTGCTTCGCACAAATGCCTGGCCTGAGATACTGCCACTGACCGCAGCACCAGTTTTGGCCTGATAAGTGAATGTTGTGGTACTTGGTACGCTGATGATACTAAACGAGCCTTCAGCGTATTGATAGTTGGTACCAGCACTCAAGTTCATCAAAATTGGAGTACCTGGTACAAGACCGTGAGCATAAGTTGTTGTCACAGTAATTGTGCTTGGGTTGTTGCCATCACTCACAATACTTGTTACATCAAAGTCAGCACCAGTGTATGGGAATGCCTGACGAATGATTGTGTCTGTTTGATTCAGTGGATATCCGGCGGCCAAACTTGGACTACGACGTGGGTAGTAAAAGAAGTTGTTGGTGTTCGCTTGGAATACCAGGCCAACACCTTCTGTGTTTGAGTTGTTGGTGTTTTGTGTGCTCACATATTCATTGACGTCAAGTGGTGTGTCGCTTTGATTTACACCCACTTGTGGAATTGTGTTGGCGCCTGTGGCATAGAACATACCAGTCATACGAATCATTGGAGATCCTGCACCGGCTGCTGTCAATGCTGTGGTGTTGAATTGTCCACGAGCAATAGTTTGAGTACCGTTTACAGCAGTACTGATCACAGTGTGTTGTACCAATTCAATGTTGCCACTGAGTTTTTGCAGTACTGTGCCAGTGACATAGGCATTGGCAGCAGTGGTGTTGTACCAGCCGCGATTGAGTTGGAGTGTGGTTCCGTCAGTTACAGACTGAACTTGTGCTATTTCCAAGGTGCTGACAGGGAAAACGTTATTGCCAATAGATATATTGCCAGCGGCCAAGTTTGTGTTATTGGTCTGACGAACAACTGTTAATGCGTTGCCAGAAACGTTGGTCACTGCCATGGTTTCAAAAATGTTTGTTGTATCTGTTTGAACAATGATATAGCTACCATCAACAATCAATGGAGCAGCTGCCACGTTGGCAACGTTCACTGTTGTTGTTAAGTTGCTGGTAACGTTGGCAACTGCCACGGTAGTTCCGCCCGAAGTTGGACGACCAATAATCAACACGTTGTCGCCAGCTGTGATACCACTTGATGTGCCCACAGAGAATGTGCGTTCTGCAGAACTGTTTACGTTTGCAGTGATAAAAGTACTGGTAAGTGGAGTTGCATTGCCTTGTGTTTGACTAATCAACAAAGCATAATCATTGGCCACCCATTGTGCTGTTCCTGGGTTTTGCAATCTAACCGCGGTATCAACGTTGGATGTGATCAAATCATCGCCGG